GATCTTTTAAAATAAAAGACGGGAGAGGAAGAGGAAGAAGAAAAAGACAAGGAAATTGTAGCAGAAAATTTTGACGAATTATTTAAGTAAAGGAGATGTAAACTAATGGCTCACAGAGTTAAACTAACTACACTTGATGCTAGTTCTCTGAAAATCATTAACACAATCAGAGAGAATGCATCCTATGAGTATCAGCAGAACGTTCCCGTTATTACTGATGCTAAAATGATTCCGAAAGTCGGAGAAATCATTGTCGGAAACGGCTCACTACAGAACCAGTTCCTTAATGCACTTATGAACAGAATCGCAAAAGTGATGATTGAAAGTGCAACATTCAACAACCCATATGCACACCTTAAAAAGGGATATCTTGAAACAGGTGAAACAATCGAGGATATCTTTATTGGTATCGCAAACGTTGTTGAGTATGACGCGGAAAAAGGTGAAGCAAGAGAGTTCAAGAGAAATCTTCCTGACGTGAGAAGTGCTTTCTATGTAATGAACTGGAGAACACAGTATCCACTTACAATCCAAGACGAAGACCTTAAAATGGCATTCACATCCATTGATGGCGTTACTTCATTTATTGCAAAACTGGTTGACTGTATTTACACAGCGGTAGAGTACGATGAATTCTTACTGTTCAAGTACCTGTTGATTAAAGCCATTTCACATGGTAAGACATCACCTGTTTCAATCGGTGATGGTACAACTCTTACAAACGATGCAAGTAAATACCGTGGTATTTCTAACAAGATTACATTTATGTCTAAGAAATACAATCAAGCAGGTGTCAGAACAACAACACCAAAATCAAGACAGGCTATCTTTATGGATGCCGAGTACAATGCGAAATTTGATGTAAACGTTCTTGCAAGTGCTTTCCACATGGAAAAAGCTGACTTTATGGGTAGACTTCACTTGATTGATGACTGGACAACTTTTGATAATGAAAGATTTGACATCATTCGTGCAAATTGTGATTCTATCGAAGAAGTAACGGCAGATGAACTTAACGCTATGAGAAATGTTAAAGCAGTTCTTGTAGATGAAAATTACTTCCAAGTATACGACAACCTGTCAAGAATGACAGACCAGTATTGTGCAAGTGGTATGTATTGGAATTATTTCTACAATACATGGAAGACTGTGGCAGTTTCACCGTTCTCAAACATGGTTACTTTCGTAGTAGACGATGCGGGCATTGCACAGCCGAAAACAGTGACAGTTAAAGTTAGTAGCAAGGATATTGCAGAAGAAGCAACCGTATTTACACTTGAAGTGCAGGACGATAATGTTTCTCTTGCGAACGGTGCTTACCAGTTTGTACAGACACAGGATGCGGTTACTAACGGTATTGCAATTCACAAGTACGGTGCAGTTATCTTCCCAGCAGGAAAGACCACAACTACACTTGAGATGGTTTACGGCGGTAACAAGTACACAGCAACTACAGAACTGACAACAGCATCTAACGTAGGTGATACAATTACCTTTAACAATGGTGATGCAGTAGAGGGTGGAAAAGCTGTGGCGGATGGTCCTACACAGTCAAAAGTTAATAAACTTAACTAATTTATACGTTTCGCATGATTCTGAAATATGTTTCGTGCGAAACATTCTTACTATGAAAGGAGAACTAACATGTCAAGACAAGTTTATGCTGACAATGTGGATGCAAATGGCAAGGTGTTTGAAACCGTTGGTGAGAATATCCGAAAAGGTGCAAGAGCAGGTGAGCTGTTGAATTATAAAGAACGGATATCTCCAATACTTATTAGCACTTTAGAAGAGATAAAACCTATTGACTGGGATAATAGTATTTATGGCTATTAATTAACTAGGAAAGAGAGGCTATACATTGATAGAACCAAAAACAGATATCCGACTCTTAACAAGAGTGCCCCTAGACCCAACCTACAACCACACTATTCGCTTCACAGATGCAGTCACACAAAGCACCTACTTTGCGAACAAAACCAAGCACAAACTTTCACGCCAAACCTACCAGCGTGTGCAACGTGGCTATGCAAAAGTACAGTTATCAGCAGACGATTGTTACGACTGCAACTATATGATGTTTCGTAACACTTCCTATGGTTCAAAGTGGTTCTACGCTTTCATCACTGGTGTAGAATACCTCAACGACAACGCTTGTTATATTACATTCGTCCTAGACGTTATGCAGACATGGTGGTTTGACTTCACCATCCGAGACACTATGGTTGTTCGTGAACACAGTGCGACAGATGCAATCGGTGATAACATTTTACCCGAACCAGTGAAGCTAGGAGAGTACGTCGAGGGTAGCACTGGTGGAAGTATCAACCTACTGAAAAATCTTTCTGTTGTAGTTGCTATTTGCGATAATGAAGAACAGAATATTGGCGGATTGTTCGAGGGCGTATATTCGGGGTGCACCTATTACGCTTTCGATGTTACATCGGAACTTGAAAGAGAAAAACTATTTGCACTAAACCTAAAATATGTACAAAGTCCAGATAGCATTGTAGCAATGTGGATGTGTCCAACCATGTTTATTGGTGCAAAAGATGATGATGGAAAAATCAAAAATACAAATACTGGTTCTTCCTACAATTCAGATGGAACAGAGATATCGCCTGTTAATCCCGCTACAACATCTCTGAATGGTTATATGCCAAAGAACATGAAAATGTATACTTACCCGTATAACTATTTTCAGTTTGATAATGGAGTAGATAACAGTCTTGTGTTGAGATATGAGTTCTTTGAGAATTTGACACCAAGATTCCGTATTGAGGGTACAAAGAATACACCCGTAAAAGCATGTGTATATCCAACTCACTACAAAGGTAGTGGAGAAACGCCATACCGAATGGAATCACTGAACATGATGGACTTCCCGTTATGTAGTTGGAATAATGATGCTTACAAGGTTTGGTTAGCACAGAATACCTACATCAATAAAGTGAAAATGGCACAAACCGTTACAAACTCAACAGTTGGAGCAGTAGCAGGGATGACTATGGGTGCTTTGAGTGGAAATATTGGTGGTATAGTTGGTGAAGCTGCCAATGCAATCATGCAACCTGCAAATGAATATGTGAACCAAACGCTTAACGAATATGGTGCAAGTATCCAAGCTGACTTATTCAGAGGTACTCTTGGAAACAGTAACTTGCTTGTAGCCCAGGGAGAAAACAAACTGTTCTATCGTAGAATGTGTATCCCTTATGAGTACGCTAGAAGTATTGATGCATTCTTCACCATGTTTGGTTACGCTTGCAACAGAGTGAAACAACCAAACGTATGTAGCGGTAAAGGTTTAAGACCTCACTGGAATTACATTCAGACAAGCGGATGTGTTGCCCGTGGTAGCGTTCCTGCTCCTGATATGCAAGTAATCTGTAAGATTTTCGATAGTGGCATCACATTTTGGGAAAATGGCGAGGAAATTGGCAACTATTCATATAATAACAGTCCAACGTAAAGAGGTGATAACAGAATGGGAAGAAACAGAAGAAACAAGTATAAAAACCAGTTTTTTACAAGTATGGTGCAAAATTGCATATCGTGGCAATACTACTACAACCGACTAAAAGAAATCTCAATTTCTTGTATCGAATGGAAGAATTTGCCTGACACGGTTGACGCTAGATTCTTGGAACTGACACTTTTTGAAGACGGTGCAGGAGTTTACTTCAACGACGATGTGCTTGGAAATCTATTTTTACAAGCGACTCTTGACGGAAGATTAAACGTATATCGTGAACCAATAAAGACAAAAGCATACGCAGTAAACGGATACTTAAAAGACTTGAACGAGACAAATAGCGTAATTATTCACAACAATATGTTACACACGAACAGCATTGAAGCTTGCAAAATGTTCGCCATGCGTTTAGCAAATATTGACAGAACGATTGACGTTAACATCAATGCACAGAAAACACCAGTCCTTATTAAGTCGGGTGAAAATGAACGTTTGTCAATGATGAACCTGTATCAACAGTATGACGGTGGAATGCCTTTTATCTTTGGAAGTGACCAGTTGAACACAGATAACATCACAGTTATTAGAACAGATGCGCCATTCGTAGCACAACAGCTTTATGAGTTGAAAACGAACATATGGAATGAAGCGTTAACCTATCTTGGTATTTCAAATGTAAACATTACAAAACGTGAACGACTTGTGAGTGACGAGGTAAACCGTTCCCAAGGTGGTAGTATTGCAAGTAAGTTTAGTCGTTTACATGAGCGTCAAACAGCTGTTGAGAAAATCAACAAAATGTTCGGTACTAATATCAGCGTAGACTATAGAGAAGAGCTTGACACCAGTTTAGATGGACTGAATGTTTCACGTGAAACAGTACAGAAAGGGGATGAATCAGATGAGTAGTTACACAACAGAGATACGCTTTATCTGTGAATCTCTTTACCGACTGGAACACAGCACAGGATACAATGATATTGAAAAGATATTGAAAGCTGTACACAAAAAGATATTCGACTTTAACTACCCTATCTTTGATGAAAATTATAGAAGTGTACTGGAAATCATGATTCTGAGGCATTTCTATACAAGAGAAATAGGGTTCGAAACAGTTGGATTATGGAAATTAAAACTTGCTGACAAAATGAACACGATTATGCCATACTACAATAAATGGTATGCAAGTGATTTGCTAGAATTCAATCCGTTATGGGATACGGATTTTACTAGAAAAGTAAACACAAACGGCACAAACAAAAGTAAAAACGACAGCACAGCGAACAGCACAACAACAGACAACGGAAAACAGACAAACAGCAACGCTACTAAGACAAAAAGTAAATTTTCTGATACTCCACAGGGTAGTATATCAAGCCTTGAAAATGATACTTACCTTACAAGCGCAACGATTGACGATACAAACGGAAGTTACACAAACACAGCAGAAAACACAAACGTAAACAATTCAACAAATACAATCAACCATGAAGCAACAAACTTAAATGAATATTTTGAAATAGTACAAGGAAATCGTGGTGTATTTGACAATGGTACAATGTTAAAACATTATCGTGAAACATTCAAAAATATTAACAAGATGTTGTTAAACGAAATGGAAGATTTATTCATGCTATTATGGTAAAGGAGAACTAATATGTATAATTTTGATAGAAATGGGTGTGATGTTGGTAATCCTGTGTTACCTATCACTTATGACGATTCTTTAAGTTATGAAGAACAAATCATGAAACTGTACAAAATGTTCAACGATTTAAAGACAGAACGTTATTACAACAACACATTCAACATCACTGATGGAAGTAAATTAGCTGATGCAGTAATCCCAAGAAAACTGATTCGTAACTACACCTATGATATGATGGTGGAAGATATCGACACACTGATGCTAAACTATCCAAAGGTACGCAAAAAGATTATTGGTACATCTGTTCTTGGTTTACCGCTAATTGCTATGGAGTACGGAACAGAAACAGCCACAAGACATATGTTTGTGTTCAACGGTTTCCATGGTACAGATTGCAGTGCTAGTATTGCAATTGCACAGATGGAAGTATTAGCGAAAAATGCTGTCTATGGTGGGGTAGATATGTGGAGTGAGATTCTTGACAATGACACTTGCATCCACGTTATTCCAATGGCGAACCCCGATGCTTGGATGCTTGGCTTACAAGGATACAGCTACTTCAACGATATTCCCGAAGCAATCAAGACAAAGATTGAAGAACTGACAACAGACTATATCAGAAAACATGCGAAAGATGAACCAAACGGCTCAACATGGGATGTAGAGAGTAGAACAGACCTCGAAGAGTATATTCGTTCTCTTGGTGGTGACCCAAGTGTGAACTATGAAGCGTATGTATTCAGAGAGAAAGACTTACACGCTTGGAAAGCAAATGCGAACGGCATTGACTTGCATTATAACTGGTGGACAGATGCAATGAAACCCACAGTTGATGCGGCGTTAAAAGGCGTAAACTATGGTCATGCTGATGCATATGTATATGGCTCACAAGGCATTAGAGCGTATGTTGATGAAAATGCTTCCTATAGAGCTTATATCTCACAGTATGAGAGAAGTGATGGAAATTATTACTTCACATTTATGAATTATCACCAAAAAGGACCTACTAATATATGGAACTATAGATTGAAAGGTTTACAGAACAACCGTAACTTTGACTGCGGTGTAAAACTGTGTGAACTCATGCAAGTGCCGTATTCACCACAAGTAGGTAAACAGAGTACACCAATCGGATTCAGTGCATGGGCTGGCATTAACTATGCGGGAAATTACACTTTAAGTTACACTAATGAGGTAGGTTGGAAACACGTGAAAAAGCGTGGTGACTGGTGGGATGATGAAAACAGTGATATCGTGAGAAGTCCTGTTCCTGATAACCAGTGGAACGATATTTATACAAGTAACAAAGCTGTGTTTATATGGATGCTTAGATATTACGCTAGTTTGAGAGATGTATGGAACAGACACCAGTATTTAAGTGAATATAACTTGAAAGACAACTACACAGATGAACGTTTCGCTATTCCTAGTATGTCTATGATGTTAAATATCGCTAATAAAATAGGGAGTTACTACACCTCATTAAGTGAAATGGGGTTCAGTAACTATGGTATTAACGCAACTTTAGATGATGTTTTAACAAAACTTAACTGGAAAGCATCCGTAACATTTAATATTGGTTCTGCTATGAAAGTGTCGAACGACCTACCTACGTGGACATTTGCTAAGACCGGTAACATGAAAATATTCCCTATTAGCTCAACGCAAATGATGTGTGAATTCTACCCGAATAAAACAACATTTACTTACAGATGTCTGTATATCAAAGATAACGACACAAAAATGCATAGAACAGACTGGGTTAATATTACACCTACAACGACTGACTATGTAAGCATGGGTATTGCAGAGGGTGTTGTTAATAGTAGTGTAAAAGCGATTGCAAGCAAAATACCTATTTATCATGAGCTTATCATTGACTTGAATAAGAATGATAATAATGTGGCAGGGTTACCGAGTGATGTCGGTGACTACTACCGTCTGAAAGTT